CACGAGCATATGGATCTGCCACTATACTAATTGAATTATTAACGACTATATTAGTGTTAATATTTGAACCATCCTGATTCCTTTTAGCATTTCGAAGCACATCCCCTTTATATTCTCTGGGTGTTACTTCTCTTCAAACTTCCCAGGCTTTGTTTCAATCGTATCGAAATAGTAAACATTTCCACAAAATCTCATAATTTACTCCTCATTTTGAAGGTTCTTACTCTGTGTCTGTTGAGTATGAAGAACCACCAGCATATACAGTAGCTCCCGTAAGAGCAATCTTAGAAGCAACAAGCAGATCTGTTGAAAGTACGATCTGAAGTCTTCCTTCCTGGAATGCCTTAAGAGCATCTGCGGCCTTTACCTGTGTTGTATGCTCAGCGTCCTCATAGATTCCGCCATTGTAAGCATATGTTCTGAATGAACCAACATGGGATGAACTACCCTTTTCATAAATTTTTTCCATGATTATTCCTCCTTAAAAATAAGACCGGGGGCCTCGAAGGTATCCCCGGTACGTTCCAAAGTTAAAATTAGCCGTTCGATACTTCAGTCTCAAGAACAAGAGCAGAGAACGGAACGATCAGAGCGCCAGAAATTCTGGTTTCGATCAGATATGTCTCCTTGTTGTAATCGATATCGAAGTCTTCAAACATGTTAACAGCTCCACCCTTATCAGCACCTACATTGTAGTCTGCAAGGTTAACCATGATACCAAGAAGCTGAAGTGTCTTGCCACCTGCGGTTCTTGTCTGATTGTCAAATACCGGAACAGTAACGATCTCGGTTACGCGAAGCTTATTAGCAAGATTCTGAACTGACTCATAGATGAATCTTCCGGTTGTATCTGTGATAAGAAGCATATCAGCAAGAACATCTTCTGTCGTATAGAACTTCGGATTTCCAGAACCCTTATAAAGCTTACGATTCTTTATGAGTGCCTTGATGTTGGCCTGAGCCTTAGCGTTGTCGTCAGCGCCTGCAGCATAAGTAACCTTAACCTTTACAGAATAAAGATCGTCATCCTTCCAGATAGGACGTACATTCTGTTCATTGATCTTGTCATCTGAAGAAGCGGGTCTTCCATCGCCGATCATGATAGCACGAGCGATTTCCTCGTCGAGCATCATTCTCATCTCAGCCTTGATCCATGCAACTACATCGAAATCTGTGATATCAATTATATCATCGCGATCAAGTTTCTGCTTCTTATAAATCGTCTGAGGGGTGGTTGTTCTCTTAAGCAGCGAGAACGTCTCTTCCTTCTTGTATTCGTCCTTGATGTATCCACGAGCCCTAGCTTCATCTTCTCTGATGTCTGCGAAACGACTCTTAATACGGCTATAAGGTGTGTGATGAACACCATTAAGTACGCCATTTACCCAACCAGTGTCTCTCTTAATCCAATCAGGAGTTGCCGTAGCCATTTTAGCTTCCGGGAAAAGCCAATCGATATCCTGAATGCTGTGCGCAAGAGAAGTAGCCTTAAGCGACTGACTATTCTCCTTTGCCTCCGTAAGTATTGCGTTTGCAGTCTCAACATCCATACCGTGCTGCAGAACTACATCATCTTCTCTTTTCTCAAAAATATTCCTATGCATTATTGTGTCTCCTCCATTCATATCAGACTGTTCAACTTCTTCTTTTTCGGAATTGGAATTCCTTCCTTCTTCATAAGCTATTTCCATCATTCCCTCAAGAAGTGTTTTTTGATTTTCATTCAAAGAATCCATAACTTCTTTAACCGTTGGTTCTTTTGAATCTGTTTTTTCTTCCTCTTCTTTCGCATCATCGTGCTGAAGATTTTCTTCCTCTACATCATTCTCTTCGTCAACTTCATCCTCTTTAAAATAATGAGCAAGCTCATCACTTAAAGAAAGGGGCTGCCTATAAGATATGATAGCTTCATCTTCTATAGGATCACTATACGTTCCATCAGCATGCTGAAGAACAGGAAAATCAATTGTCGCTCCAGGGTTTGCTCCCGCAAGAACTAAAGAAACTTCTCTTATTGTTCCATGAAGAACATCTTTTCCTTTTTTAACTAACTGATTAGCATATATGGAAAGTGATGTTATATCACCATGTGCAACAAGAGCTTTAGCCATTTCTCCCTTCTCAGTATTATTGAACGACCCATAACAATAAACACCGTCTTCACGATTTTCAAGTATTGCATGGCCCAGCACATTTTCAGGATCTTTATGGTCATGCATATAAACGAGTGGAACACGTTCTCCATCGCAATCAACAAAAGCATCCTGACGAATGGTAAGACCGTCTGCGCACTGAATATCATTGCGAGTAGCCCAACCACTAAAATCGTACTTTTTTCTACTCATTTTGAAGTCTTCCTCCTTAATTTGTTATTGTACTTTTTTTTCTTAATTCAGAAATTTTTAACTCGCCAATGTTTCCTGGATAACTTTTTTGCGAATTAAATTCTTCTTCACCTTGCTGAGTATACATCGGTTGATACCCCTTTTCCGCATTTAAATTCTTATTTCTAAGTTCATCAGCGCGCGGATCATTTACAGGACGCCAACCAATAGTAGACCTCATTTCATTAGACGAAGCTATTTCGTTTCTTGTAAACTTATCAGCAAGTTCTGCAATCTTATCAACTGGTGTATTCTTAAATGGATTTTTAAAATACATAATTGAATGATGTCGAGTTCTTGCATTCTTACTAATAAACTTACATTGCATCGATTTAACGATAGCAGTAATAACTGGTACGACGGTATTATTATAATAGTTCAACATTGTTTGTGGGTCTGCGGTCCCTTTCAATACTTCCTCAGTCATACCTAACTGGCTGTATAGCATACTCGTTAAGAATGTAATCTGATTAAGCAGATTGTTCTCGATTGCCCTATTTAATTGAACTATCTTTTCCGTACCGTCAATATAGGCTATTCCATATTTCGAATTAGCAAGCTGATCCGTAATATCTTGTCGCCTATCATTAGCTGCCTTTCGCCTAGCTTCGCTTCTTATGACGCCAGGTAGCTGTATAATCATGTCTAACTTACCCGATCCAGAATGCTCGTCTATTACGTCCAGGATGTTAAGTTTGTGTATTAGACGTTTGGCAACTGAATTAGGTTCGTTCATGACAACATAAAACGGGTTTTCAACAATTGCGACCATAGATTTTGGTAAGGTCATCTCTTGTTTATCCCCAATTTTATCATTATAAATTTTGATCTTTACATGATCGGGATACCATTGTATAATCTGAGCAACCCTCATTTCAAGAACATCGAAGCCCTCTGATGTTTTAGGATTTATAGTTGTGTCTATTGGTACAATAGCTATGCATCCTTCATCAAATAAACTTAATACGGCATCTTGAATGAATTGGTTAGATATCTGATCTTTATTTGGTTGCAAAGAAAGACAATTATTTAAACCATCTTCCACAACCTCTTTAAATCGTTCATTCAGATCATCCATTTTAACATGCTTGATGTCTAGAGCTGCCACATCGAGAGCTATTCGATTATAGACTGGCATAACGATAGATCGTTCATTACCAGTTGTCATTCTTACTTTTGTCGGATTTATATAAGAAGAACGTCCATAATCATATCGATATGACTCAAGAGGATTAATAAAGGCATTCCAACCATGTTTAAGTCTTTCGCCTAAACCCATAGTTTATACTCCTTATTTTGAAAGTATCATTTATCTTCCTAATCCTGCTTTTTTCTTAATTTTACGCTCAAAACCCTTTCCCATACCAGTTCCTATATCTTCAATAAATTGATTACGATATGGATTTGATTTATCTGTCAATCTTGGCGGGTTTGCAGTCATACCTTTATAAGCATTATAAGAAGCATAACTAAGACCCGATAAAGCTAAAGCTGTTGTAAACTTGAATGCTGGGCTCGAAATAATTTTTTTGATTTTTTCTTTGTTCTTAGATGATTCTTTGCTAATCATATCATCGAGTCGAGATTCTGTATTTATTCTATTTAATAAATCATTTATTTCTTTTGTTGAGAACTCATCTACATGCTCTCGAATATATAGCAAATCTTTATCTTCCAAAGCTTGCTCTTTTGTTTTAATACTTTCTGCTTTCTGCTTTTTATTCTTTTTAGTTTTTATTTTATCACCAGCCATTCGACGTTTCTTTTTTGATACGTTTACTGTTCCTCCAGACCCAGTGGTAAATTGACCATTACGCGGATCGTGATTATGATTGTAATGTTTAATGCTCTCATCTAATTCTGGTTTCAGTTGTTCATACTCATACAACTTAACCGATTCTTCTTCAGTCATCATTACTGTTCCCATTATTTGTCTCCTCTAATTCTGAAGAATTGTTAATTAAATCGTACGTTGCTCTATAACCATCAATTAACCTGGTTTGTGATGTCAGCGTTTCGATTATTGCATCTCTTATAGAATTCAAATATGCTTCTTGGTCCTTCGAATCTAGATAAAGCTCCATAAACATTCGATATAACTGTTCGGCATGAGCATATCTTTCATCTGACATTACTTTAAAAGTATACGACCATTTTGGATAAGATTTCATAGAATCTATTGCTTTCTTCATATATTCGCAAGATTCATTCAATTCTGTATTTATCTTATCTCTAAAGTATTTTGGATTCATGGTGATTTTTCTCCTTTTTATTCATGTGCTGCTTTGTTTAAATAGGCATCTAAACGTTCTTCCATTTTTGTAACTGGACCATTTCCGCCTAACTGACCAATCCCTTGTAAAATTACTTTGAAAATTTCTATTGAGAATTCTTGCTCTGCTCGGATCTCCTGAATCTTTGCTTCTGTATCTGTATGATTTTCTTCGATAGTACGCTCAATATTATCTAATCGTTTGTTAAATTCCTTTGCTAATACTGCTCTGGTTTCCTTAACTTCAGCTAAAGCTTCATCCCATTCTGGTTCTTTTCTCTCGACAATTTCAACAACTTTTTTTATTCTCATACGCCATTCATGCTCATCATCCGATTCCTTTTTTATTGCTTTTATCTTGCTATAAATCTCATAAATGATAATCAATACACAGATGGCCTGAATGATATATTGAAACGTCAAGCTTGCAATATCTCCTGACATAATGATCACCTCTTTTTATACATATCCCCAATTATCTACTTTCTTTTTCTTTCTATCATATTCTACATAAAGCGGTTGACTACCTGAGTACTCTTTCAAACCTTTAATTTGAAAACCTATGATATTTGGATCTGATTCAAAATCATACACTTCCATTTCAAATGGCTTACTACCAACCTCTTTTATTCTATCAGATATTTGTTGTTCTAGATGTTTCTGCATTTTTTCCTTTGTTACTTTTTTGCCATCTATTTTAAAAAAGTAATCCGGATTATTATCTTCTCGTCCCCACCTATCAAAATCTTTAATCATTTCTTGAGATACTTGTTTTGATATCTGTGAGCTATCTTTTTTTATTGTTTGAATCTCTTTATCTTTACCATAAGGGTTTGATGATTTATTTCCTACTTCTTCTGGTTTCTTATAATCTACAAATTTCTTAACTTTTTTAGGCTTAATTTCACCTTTCTTTATTTTAGAAACTGTGTCAGAAGATCCGCTACCTTTAATACTCTTTTTATATCCCGCTTTCTTTTCTGCAGCAGAATGATCACCAGCGCTTAAAGGATAAGGCGGTCCATTTCTTTTACCCCATTTCATTCCAAGAATTCCATGATGAGATATGTAATCTTTATAAAAATCAGGAGTTGATGTATAGGTTTGCATATTAATTCCCTTTCCGCTTATATCTAGACATATAAGCTTTCTTTTTTGTTATGTATTCATCTCGAAGGCTCTTTTTCTTTTTTATATATGCATCTCTCTTTTTTGCATATGCTTCATACTTAGCTTTCTTTTGTTCATCAGTCAGCTCATTGCTAGTATTTGCAGTCTGTGATTTTTTAGTTTCTTTTGTTTCTTCATCTTCGTCTTTACTATCTGTTTCCTTCGATTTCGAAGATGACGAAGAGCCTTTGCCGCTTGTAAGTTTCATAAGAGATTTTGTCTTCTGTCTATTAATTATACCAGTAGCACTTTCTCTTTTCTTGTTAAACAAAGCATTTAATTGTTCTTTAATTTCTTCGCCTCTTTGCTTCTTTTCTTCATAAGCATCTTCTAATATTTTAGCTTTGTGATTCTTCCATTTCATACCCTTAATTCCATAATGGGCTAATGTCTCTTCATTCAATTCAGGTTTTTCTATTACACCATCATACATCATTCGAAATCATCCTTTGCCAATTTGTAAGCTACGTAAGCATCCATCATAGCTGCGACATTATCAATCTTCTCTTCATACCGCTTCTTGTAGAGCTTACGATTACCATTAGTGTCTTCAAGAGTTATACAGTTACCCATTGCAAACGACATCAATTCCTCATCAAATAAAAGTAACCTTTCTTCAGAAAGTTTCTTCAACTCACCTAAAGGAACTGACTCAGTTCGAGCACCCTGTATAACTTTAAATATATTGTAATCAGAATGGTCTATCTCCCATCTGTTAATAAAATCTTTAGCATTGTACGGGTCATATCCAATACAAAGCACGTCATAATTGTTCTCATCTATATGATTTTGTAAATCGTCATAGACTTGATCCATCTCTAATGTGACTCCTTCCAACACACACAAACTTCCTTCTGCTATAAACTCTTCGTATTTATCTCTCATACTTCTAGGAAGTTTATATAAAGTTTTTGAAGAGATGTAACTTCTTGTCTTTATGCCAAACGCTTCATTCTTAAGCGGGAACATGAAAGTAAATGCACAGAAGTCGTCACCCTGTGACAAATCTGCACCGAGAGCACACGGCATATTCCAATAACTCCTTCTCTTATGCGGAAGTGTCTCCTCATAAGTAAAGAAGTAGGTATAACCTTCCATCGGAATACCAAATCTCTTTGCAAGTATATCATTTCTCGTTGCGGGTGCCTTTTCTGCCCTTTCTACATCCTCATGATAAACTTCATATTGGACCGTTTTACCGATATTCGGATTTGCTTTAACCCACATTTCAGGTTTAAGTACTTCCTGGATATCGTCGAGCTTATAATACCAAATTGACACTTGTGGGGCCTCGAATTCTCCTTTAAGGATGTCCATAAGCTCCATCTTTATAGTATCACCGGCGCCATTTCGAACAGTTCCTTCTGAACTCATTGCCACTATTAAATAGTCATCAAGTTTTGAAGCGCCCTGTTCAATAGCTCCTATAACATCTTCTCTAATATCACCAGAAAGCCATTCATCAACAGTTGCAATTTTACATCTCAATCCTTGTAACTTATCAACTGTCATCGGTCGAACTTCCAAAAGTGATTCTGTTAAGAAGTTTCTTATACCTTCCTTCGTCGATGCTAATTTAACTCTATCAGCTTTCGACCCAGTTGTATTCTGGATACTTCCTTCTGTGAGAAACTTAAACAAAGGGCCTCTTGCTCGAACTATTGAAGTTCTTATTGGTGACATTACCTCGTCAGCCTGCTTCATTGTAGGTGCAGTTGTTATCTGATGAGTTGTATCTGGATCTATATTAAGAAAGTAATTTTGTATTGTTGAAGCATACATAGATTTAGCTGCACCTCTAGCAACTATCAAATATTGCTTCTTTGTTAATCGTTTCTTTATAGTCCTATTTACATAATGTCCGCCATGACCAGACTTATTTGGTTCGTAAATGGATCTTTCGGTAAAGTAATACCAACCAAAAATCTGTTCTCCCCAAAGTTTGAATGATGGAAGCAAGTGAAGTGGGCTACCATCTGTAAGTGTTAATTCTTCTTCACAATAAGCAACCCATCCATTAATTGCTTCATCATCGTAATAAATGTTCCTATCAGCTATGAGATTATCTATCCGGTTCATTTCCATAGCTACTTCACGATTAACAGGTATTTTTCCCTGTATTACCGCATTACGAAATTCACCGTAGTAGATAGGAACCGCGGTATTAGATAATGCCATAGTGAGTTTCTCCTTTCTTTTTTAAATTACAAGTGGGTGATATTCTACGCAACTTAATGCACCCCGTCACCCGCGGAAGTAAGCCTTTATTGTCCCATCATGCTCAAAGGTCTATGGTAGGCGAGGAGTCGAACCTCGCATGATACATACAGGAATATGCATCGAGCGTGGGAGCTACCCTACTTACCCGTGTCTACCCGATCCACCACTACCATACTGAGTAAAAACTACTCATTTTGAAGCATTACATCTGCTGAAGTTTACGCTGCATTTCATCAATCTTGCGCATCATCTCTTCTTTGGAATCGTCTCCGCTATACCCACGATTCATAACCATCATGCGATCGGCATTGTCATAAGATCTGCGGCTACGTCTTCCTCTACTACTATATCTGCCCATAGAATCACGGTTTCTAGCATATGACATATCGTCGTCATAACTTTCTCCTCCAAAACTGGATTCTTCCATAGCTTCAATAGTTGTGATGTCTTTAATAATATCGACAGCCTTGTAAGCAACTTCAAGTTCTGCCATATTCTTAAAGTCGTGCTTCTTGTTGATTTCCATAAGCTCTTCACAAAGAAGATCCTTAAGCTCATATAAAATATCCATGCAATCCATACGTTCTTCCTCCTCTCTATGCTACTCTCTTTACAGAGATAGAAGCATTTCTTCTAACTGTAATCGACGGTGTCGGTGCTACTGCTGCATCATCTTCTGTGCCATCTACATAAGCTCCAGATATGGTTAAGCAGCAACCACAAGGTACAGTAATTGTAGCTGTTGTATGAATATGTCCATACTCTTCAACAGCCTGAGGGGTGAAGATAGCTACACTTTCAGGAACAATAACGCCATTGACTGTAATAGCTAAAGCTATGGGTGTAAGCGCACCACCAGTCGGTACTTCTATATTGGCCTGTAATGTAACTTCGTATCTTGCAAATTTATTAGGAGTATTACCTTTCAGATTAAGAATCCCAGGAGCAATCGGAATAACACTACCCGTATTGCAAGGGATCGAAACACTATTGAACGGAATGGGGTTTCCTAAAGCCACATTCTGATCAGTCGTTGTTACATATTCTGCCATGGTCTCTACCTCCTAATCAGTTATAAAATCCCTGACAACCACAGCCATTATTCTGCTGGCAGCAATTAGGATTCTGCACAATGTATGCCGGAACGGCTGTAGGATGTAAATACTGCTCAAGAGCGACCGTCTGAGCTGCGTTATCAGCAAGAACTCTTGAAGTATTAGCTCCAAGCATAGCTGAAAGATTAGCAGTATTGAGCTGACCCTGAAGTTCAGCAATCTTCTCATTCTTAGCATCGATCTTGTCATTGCACATCTGATCAAGTATTCTCTGAACACCATTAGCAACAGCCTGACGATCTGCACAAGCTTCACGAGCAAGATCAGATCCAAGCTGAGCAATAGCCTGACGATTCTCACAGCAGCAATTAGCAAGCTGTGTCTGAACGGCAAAGCTCTGCTGAAGATTTGTGATCTCAGCCTGATGAGCCGTCTGCATTGCTGTCATAGCCCTACCACAGTTTGCAATTTCAGCATCAGCAAATCCTGAACTAATTGAGTTCTGGACACCGGAGATCTGACTAGAGAGCCCAGCTGCATCAAATCTGCTATTTACATCATCTCTTGTGTTCTGATTGTAAAGATAGGGGAGAACTTCTCCGTTTCCACCCCAACCGCCGAAGCCGTTGTTGCCCATAAGAGCGAACAGGAACAGGATTACCCACCATCCGTCGCCACAACCAAAACCACAGTTACCATATCCGCCACCTGCGTATGCAGGAGCTACCGGCATATACATACCGTTTCCTTCGTTACCAATTAATGACATAATCTTCTCTCCTTATAAAATAGACACACCCATCTGAGCTGCTCTATTCCTAAGGCTTTCAAATGTCTGTTGAGACATTCGTCCCGTATTCATGAGATACTGAACAGCACCTTGAGGGTTATTCGCATACTCATCAGGGATATTTATGTTATGCTGAAGAAGGAAACCGAGCGGATTTTGCCTAAACATATTAGCTTGATTATTCATCACCGTAGGATTTATCATTTCGGTTCCTCCTGTTTCTCGTATTATTGTAACGATGTCCTCTGTCCCTTCCGCCTTGCATCTTCTTAAGTTCCTCAAGTATCATGTTGAGGTCTTCTTTCGTTGCATATTTTGAAGGGTCGAAATTGGTAGGAGTACTTTGAACAGGGGCTTCAGGTGTGACTTCATCATACTTGAATTCCCTAAGAGTTATTCCTATACCATTATTCTTTTTAATAAAGAACATCTTTGATTCTTCATCCAGTAAGAACACTTCGTATCCAGCCGAAACCGGATAATTAACAGCAGAAGCTCGTCCGCCGCCATTAAGATTCACAAAAAAGGTTTGTGCTATCTGTCCTTGCTGAATGTTTTGAAGATTCTGTTGATTATTGTTTGGTGAAAACATTATCTCTTCCTCCTTTTGAAATAGTAGATGGGGATTTCATTCCCACTATCCCATGTGTCATAATAATTACCATTTAATACAGTAATAACATGTGTTCCGGTAGCAAGAAGATATTCACCAAACTTATGATCTTCACAAAATCTTCTAACTGTGTAACACGCCGGACACGTGTCTGGTATAACACTTCTTGTGTATCCATGTTGGTATAAATACTCAGACCAAACTTCATTAGACGAGGGCATGTCATACATTTCGCGTCCTAAAACGCATATATCCTCATATACCTCTTCCCAAGTTCGGTCAAGAAGAATAGCAATTGCACGTATAACACAATCGCCAACCAACCTCTTTTCTGGATTCGGATTTGCCTGTATAAACATTAACCTTTCTCCTCGTCTATTCTGTTCAAATCTTTCCAGAAATACAATCTCCATTCAAGATTTTTTATCTGATCCTGAATAGCTTGCATAACTGAACCGCTTGTAGGCGTATCGAACATCAATCTGACCTTAAGCCCGACTAATTCTTTAACGCCTTCGTAATCTGTATCCTCGCCTAGCAATTGATCCCAGGTTTCGGTACCATCTTCCAATCTGAATGCATGTTCCATGCCATGCCACTCTTGCAGAAGTTCCATTAATACAGTATTTGTATAGAGTATTAACTCGTCATCAAAGCTTGTATCAGGTTCTGCAATATTACAAATCTTCTTTACTGAAGCGAGAATATTATTGTTCATTTTCGAGTCCTCTTAAATTTCGACAAAGCGTTTCATCACATAACCGTTCGGAGAAGTTATATGGTACCACTCGTCATTCACTTCCTCGGTAATAACCACTGATGCTCCGTCACTTACAGTGTCTATTACTTCCGCATTCGCCTTAGGCTCTTTCCTCACATTCAAGTTGAGGCCTCCGATAACTTTACCGGTATAATTCGTTTTCTTTTCTGCCTCCTTAACCTCGGGCAGAGAGTCTTCTTCGACCTTTACAGGTTCTTTAATCTGATTGTTCTCATTTGAGTCGTACATTTTGTACATGCGATCGTAACTTCTTCTGGCCATTTTCTTTTTCTCCTCTTAAAATATAATAGTGCCCGCACGAATTTGTTTACCGTCCTTTTCGGTAGGAAGAGTAGGCACTTCTACTCTTTACTTAATGGCATCTCTCCACTAAAATCATCTCCATAAGCAAGTATCACCAGGCGTACGAGGTGAGAAATCTCTTGGTAAAAGATTTTCATCACCAAAGTGTATAGCTTGATGAGTTCTTGAAGAGCAGCATATTAGATTCTCGGGATCATAAATATTGTCTCTGTCTTCTTCAATATCCTCTAGGGTAATGGGATTCATATGATGTATCACAATATAATTGTCAAGTTCTCGACCATCTACTCCTAGATCACATCCGTTATCTCTTACTATTATCTGCGATCTTAATCGTCGCCATCTCTGAGACTTGTATAGCTGTTGATTTACCCAACGCTCTATCCCGAATGTTTCTTCACCTACTTGTCCGTGAAGTTTTAAATAAAAATATCGATCTTTAAAGGATTCTATACCTATAAGTTCACTATAGGTCCTAATCATCTACTTCTTCTTCATCCATGTTTGGAATTCCTGAATATTTCCTAAAAGCATTTATTGCTTCTGCGTATAACTCCTTAACTTCTTTCTGTGAGGCTATTGATTCAGTCTTAGCCTTGAGGAGTTCGTTCTCTTTTTTCATCTTTTCCAATTCCAATTGCTCACGGATGGATCCTTGTCTTAAAAAATGTACTAATTCTGCTGCTGTTGCTTCTCCAGAATCAATTCTCTTCTCTACAGCTTTGTAGGCTTTGCTTATTAGCCTATTCTCGTATGCCTCTGGAGACATGGTTGCATGCGAAGATGATTTTTTCTTAGTGTCAGTTGTTTTAGGCATTAGCCATCACCCCCGATGTAATATTTCAGTGATGATTTGCTAGTGTTCTTGTGAGTTCCGTTCATCTTTGTCCTCCTTTTAAACCACTTCTGGTATCTTTCATACCAGTTACCCAGGGAATAAGTAGTGTTTTTAGTCCTAAAAGGAGCGCACTCACCAAATGCGAAAAGGGACCATGACCACTTATTCCCCCGGTAACGGGTATGAAAATATAATAGACTTCCTGCCAAAAATTCCCGCGGAGAAATTTTTAGG